ACAAGTTTGACTTGATCGCCACTCTTAGCAAGTACCGCAAACTTTTTAGATTTGCCGGGTGTTCTTTTAGGTTTGTTGTAACCGCTAAATCTTTCGCCTCTGTATGTAATTGCCATAATTATTGTTTTTTTATTTTAATTAAATCAGGTTCAAAAACTTTGCCTTGTAAAAAAGCATTTTTATTTTTTCCAATAGTTTCAAAACCTATATGTCCATCATATCTTAATTTTTTTATTGCATTGGAAACATCATCTAATTCTAAAAATAAAGCGTTTCCATCTCTAATGCCTTTTTTAACATCACTTATTCCATAAGGGCCAAAACTTATAGATTTTTTATCATAGGGGTTTTTTAAGGCTTTTTTATGTTGCTCAGAAACTTCTTTAATTAACCTATCTACATCTTTTTTATTTCTAAAATCCCATAGTTTTGCTTTACTAATATCAAGTTCTTTTAAGTTTGCTCCATAAACTTTTGCATTATTAGGATCTACCGCAAAAGAAACCCCCATACCTCTCTTACCTTTTGATTTTTTAAAAGTATCAAACACTTTGTCAGTAGCATGATAAACAGGTTTTGTAATCATTGTTCCTACTTTACCAAAGGGAACAGCCATGCTTGCGTAATCTATAGGGCTTTGTGGTTCTAATAAACTTCTGACACCACGACCAAGTTTTTGTAAGTTGGCAACAACAGGATCGGTACTAAGTAAACCACGTTGAACTTCTATTTGCTCAAAAGGTGATAAGGGTGCGGCAATAGATTGTGGCTGACTGACACGCAAAGTATCCATCAACATCTTTTGTGTTTCAGGAGTCATTGCCATTAGTGTAAAGTTTTCTCCTCGAAACTTATGATTTCAGAATGTTCAGTTACTTGACCACCTGACATAAGTATCATGATTTGAAGTGCATGATCTTTATTTCTAGCTTTGATCTCAGAACCTTTATAGACCATATCTCCTTCGATTACTTCAATGTCAAATATTTTGTTGGACATTTCTTGTAAATAATCCTTGAGCTTGGTCTTTTGCACTTTGCCTGATAGTTTCTCGGTCACGCTCCATGATAGCATTTATTTCTGCTATGTTGACCTGAGTTCCATATTTACCAATAAGTTCTGCAGCTTTAAGTCTAATCTGTGCTTCTTCAATGTCGCGTTGTCGATCATCGTCCATGATAATCTTCATGCGATCTGTTTCTGCATCAATGATAGCTTTTTGTGCTTGGACTTGTGCTTTTTGTGCTTCAGCTTGTGCGAGTAACTCAGCCGCATCAGGCTTAGTTTCTTGCGGTGTGGGCGGAAGCGGTGGAACTTCTGTATTGATAAAGGATTCAGGATCTTTAAATCCTGCCATCTCGATCATTCTTGCAAGTGTGTTTGCATATTGCTGTAAGGACACCATAGGATTGCTTGGCCCAAGAGTTTGTAAGATTTGTTCTTGTTTGCCTGCGAGTGAGCCTAAGATTGCAAACTTCTCTTCGTCTGAAGATTTAGAGATTGCAACATTACATACGAGGTCTTTGTCAGCATCCCAATATCTAGGATCAACCGGGACAAACTTACCATTAAGTCTAAAGACATCTTGTGCGTTTTGATGTTTGATAACCAAGTTATTAACCAAAGTAAATAGATCTTTCATACCGCCTTCGGCAAAGTGTCTGCAAATTAATTCGATACGACCTTGCGCCCCAGACATGGTTGCTGCTACCGCAGCTTTGGTGCTTGATTGTAAAGCATCAGCATTTAAGCCTGCTGAAGCCTTAGATACACCTGTTCTATTTTCTTTACTTTCATCTAAGTAACCAAGAACAGGGAACGCTTCCTTGCCAACAAAAGGGACTGAGAAGGGTTGTACCATTCCTGGGGCGCGAACACGAATAGGCTGTCCAATGTCTGTGTTTAAGACATCATCGATGTTGACTTGTCCTTCGACAACAGCCATTCGTGGGAAAATAGAATGTCCTAGCGAGTCGAGTGTATCTCGCATAATCTGTGATTTTGCTGCTTGGATTGGTTTGAGATAATCCGCAGGGCATGATCCGATAGCTGTATGAGGTTCAGGATCAGGGCAAAACATAACAATAGGCAAATCATCCCATTGTTCAACATTGAGAATATGTAACCCATCTCCGATTGTGCATACTCTGATTCTTTCATCAATACCATCGCCATCAAAATCATAAAACAGATAGTGTTCGATGTATAAAACATCTTTACCGCCTGAATCATTACGATCTGGATAAACCATATTATCAAATGGATTACGCGCTTGTTGCTCATCGTAACTCTCAGGATCGAGAGCTGTACCTGCATATGAGGCATACTCTTCTATTTCGTCTGCATCATAACCCATCGCAACTAACTCTGAAACAGACTTAATCATTCGATGTGCTACATACGAGGCAGATTTAATATCTCTTGCGTGTCTTGAGATCAACACCTCTTCAGGTGGGATGGCCTCTAAACATACTTGGTTTTTAGCTTTCACTCTGCGAATGGTTATGTCATACATCGCAGGGATTTCTTGTGTCACCTCTTCACCGCTCACAGGATCAACTGTGGTAATGCTTTGCATGGTGACAGACTCTTCAACAATCTCAACATTTGGATCTAACACTAGGGCTTGATAAGCCTGTGGATCTAACCCGGTATATTCATGGGTGGATGCTGTGATTGAATCGTCCCAAAAGCCCTTAACAAAACCCGTCTTTCTCACCAACGCATCTTTAAATGCAGAGTACAAAACATTGAAACCCTGATTCTTTTGTTGAACGATGTAGTTGATGTAGTCGGTTTGTTGCTCTGCCAGGGGAATATCTTCAGGGCCATTGGGGACGAACTCGACTACCTTCTTTGTACCAAAAAAAGTACGCATGATAGAAGGCAACATAAATAAAACTGTATCTCTAACATCGGTAGAAATAAATTCTGATTGTAAAGTTGAAGTTGCCTCTGGCTCACTACCAAGATAATACTCAGTTGACTCAGCTCTCTCTTCTCCGACTTGGTGGATGAAATCTTTTGCATCATCCATCTCAGATTTAATTACACCGACTAAATCGATCATGCTTGATTCTTCATCAACTTGCATCTCGATTTCTGCTTCGATTTCTTTAACTTTCTTTTTCGCCATATAAAATTATCCCACTCTAAATATTCTGGACTTCAGAGGTTTCTTGAAATTATAACCTAAATAACTTTGGCTTCCACCAAAACTTGCGGCACTACTCGCCATGGTCAACGCAAGTGCATCGGCTTTGTCAGGAGATTTTATACCTCTTTTTCGCATTTCGTCTTTACTCTCTATCTTTATCTTCCCGGTAGAGGTATATTTATATTGAGGCGCAGCCAATTCCGAGGCAAGCTCATCATTTTCAGGAAGTCGGCAATCACGCTGCGCCAACCAATCTTTCACAGCAAACCAAAGTTCTGCTCTTAAATTCAAATAGTTCTTTTTCGTACTTGGCGCTTCTGCCACGTTCACTCCGCGCACAGGGAGATTTTGCTCTGCGAGGCGATCCACGACTCCTGATCCTAGGCCAATCACATCAACTAAAATCTCTTGCGGTTGTTCCATCGCAGTCGCATCGTCATAAAGATTCTTCACCGCACCGCAGAGTTGCATCAAGTCCATCGACTGAAAGGTTTTAATCTCAATGACAGTATTGCCTTGGCGCACGCACAGCGCGGAGTTGTCGCCACCGAAACGAGCAACGTCTAACCCCCAGAGAATGGGCGCGGAGGCGGCGAGGGCTACGTCACGTCCCATCGCTGCGCGGATAAGTTCCATGGGGATGACAGTATCATCGTCTGCTTTGGGAAACTCGCCCATAACTTCCACACGCGATACAGTCGAATCTTCTCCGTATTGTTCGATCATTTTTTGGAACAGATCTTTGTCTGTGCCTTCAACATCGCGAGAGTCGATTTGTTCTGATTTCCAGAAAGCGCGTTTGGAGTGGAATGAATCGTAGAATGGCCCTGTGTTTCTGCGCGGGTTGGAGAAAGTAAACCAATAGCGATTGGGCGTGGGTTCTGAGAAGAAACCTTCAGATACTGAGTAGATGGGCGCGGGAATACCTGAAGCCTCATCCATGATTAAGCAAACACCATATGAGGAGTGAATACCTGCAAACGCATCTGGATTTTCTTCAGACCAAAGCTGTGCTTGTGCGTAGTAATATCCTGTGTCTATTTTTAGATCACGCACTAAGGCTTCTTCAAACCAACCAGCAGGTTTAATCGTGGTTGCTGTTTTTTGAAACCAATGTGAGTTAATTGCTAGGGTTAGCCATTTACCTAACTCAGCCCATGTTCTACTTCTAAGCTGTTGTTCTGTGTTAGCTGTAACAATAATCGTGCCACCTAATCTTGTGGATAACATCCATAAAATGATCCAAGCGACTAATGCTGATTTACCAATACCACGACCTGAAGCTACTGCAAGTCTAAACATCTCAGGCATATCAATTACATTGTTTCTTTGAATATGTGTCGAAATTTCCCTCAAAATTTTTTCTTGCCACTTCCTTGGCCCTGAGAAATGTTCGAGGGGGGTATCCTTTTGTCCCCAAGGGAATACGAATTTAACAAAATTATATGGATCATCTTTGATATTCATTGACCATATTTCAGTCATTAATTCTTGTTCTTGTTTTACATCGTATTTCATAGCAAAAATTTAGTTATGTAGTTCTATATTTTTAACCCCCGCCGCAAAAGTGACCTGGGGGGTAACAAGATCGGAGAGTTTGATCCTGCCGGGCAACCCAGGTCTGACATGATAACCAGTAAGGGAGATGAGAAGTAACCACGCCTAGCCCGTATTTTCTTTGTTTGACAGCGTGTCCTCTGAAAGGACACGTTGTGAAGTAAGTTCTGGTTTGTTTATGTGGCCTTCAATCACACGATTTTTAGCTGAATCTAGGATTTGCGCAAGATTAACTTGATGCTGGACTTCATTTTTGTCCATCCATGCAGAGCTGTCCCGGTTTTTGAGGAAAAATATCTGGGCTTGCACAGATCCGCCAATTGCTTCTTGGTACAAAGCGTTGGTTACATCGGCAACTGCTTTTGCTCTACCACGCTTAAGAGCTGTATCAAAATTTCCCTTTTCGCGTTTTCTGCGAGCAATCGTGGAAACAGATGTATTCAACAGCTCTGCAATTTGTCGTTCAGACAAACCATTACCTGACCATTTTTCAATGTTTGCATAATCTTCTTCGCTAAACTTAATTCGTTTGCGACCAGATTTACCTTTTAAATAACTATAATCTTTATCCGACATACTCAGATTCTACTTTAATGCAACAAATATCCCTATAGGTTTTGACATACTTAATGAGGTAAGAGTGTAGAAAAGAGTTGCATTGTGTAGTCTATTTGATATAATTATTGTGTAGCCCAAAGAAAGCTACCATTTAAAAAGGAAAAAGTATGAAATCAACAAAAGTAAATTACAACAAATCTAAGTTTGAGGAATTTTTATATAACCTCAACAATCAAAAACCATTGGGTTATAGAAAACACAATGAACATGACTATGTGTCAGGTGGAAACACTATTGTTCATCTTTACTATAACGATGATGATAAACACATTGGTTCATGGTCAAAAGGTCAAGGTTGGTTTTTTGCAGAAACAATTAACGCACAATGATCCAATACCAAGAAGAAAAAGTTACAGCTAAGACAAAAGCTAAACACGAAGTATCAGACTATCTCATGGAGTTGTTTAACAATCCTCAGAGATACATCAAAGACTTAGGTGAGCTAACCACCAAAGAGCAAGATGAAGTCCTCAGACACATTAGTTTGTTTGAGGATAGAATCCATAAAGTTCTTGGTGTTAGTTTTAAACAGATAGACAGTAAAACCAATTTCATTAAAAATATATAGGAGAGTAAATATGGCAATTCATATGACGAGATATAAAGGTAAGAAAGTTCAAGGCAAAGGAGAGGAGTTCATGGAAGAACTTAGACGAATGGTCGCTGAACACAAAGCCAAGGAGAAGAAAGGTGACTCAGTACAAAGACAAGCTAAATAATCGGAGAGAAGAATTGATAGAAGAGCAAATGGATAAGACTTGGACTTCTATCTATTCTCAATGGGATAAGCGTGATCCAAACGCTGAGAACTATATGCGTATCACTTATGCAAGTGGTAGAGAAGTTACACACAATTCAAAAGATTGGCGAAGTGTTGAATACAAAGAACCAATGCGTAGATGGGTTTTTAGGAAAGCATTTAACAAATGACAGAAGTTTTGCTATGGGTACTGTTTTTTCTCTGTTTACTCGTATATGTAATAACAGTATCCGTAGCACTCTATCTAATCGTTAAGGACAAAGTATGAAAAAATTTATTGAGTGTTCAGAGTGTGGTAATTATTTTGTTAAATACCACAAACGTAAAACTTGTAGCAGAGAATGTGCAAGGCAACGTCAATATAGATTGAATAGAAACTCATGTAGTGTTGGAGATGTAACAGAATCAAAGGGTTTTGATATCTATGAGCTTGAGTGTTGTTCTGTTGATCCAAATATATTAAGACAAGCAGAAGAATATGAAAGTCGTTCAAAATATGATTGGGAGATGTTTAGATTCTTTGTTTTATTAAACAGAACTAGATCAGGTCAGTTTCCAAGCAAACCAAAAGACACAGGTTCGTTTAAATGAGCAACCAAGAACATAGACTCATCCAACACCTCAAGAACGAATATAAGAAGATGAATAAGGATCAGCTTATAGAAATTATCCTTAATCAAATAAGGCCACACATAAACAGAAAACCAAGCAATGGGAGATAAATTATGGTTAATTATCCTTGTGGATGGTTCGATCCAGAACAATTACCAAAATGAGCAAACTTAAGCATCAACAAGTAATGAAACTCTGTGTTATGACTGAAGAAGATGTGTTTAACGACAAGACATCAACCGAAGAAATGATGGAGATCATTGCGGATGCAATCAATGATAAAAGATTTTACTTTGAATTAATTAACCCAAAAAAAGATAAGGAGAGCAAATGACTTACGAAATAGCTGAATATAAATATGCGTGTCACCTCAGAGATAAAGGTTATGTTGGTGAATTACCCTATCCAAGTCCAAAACATTCTAAGATGGATGAAGAAGGTAATTGGCTGCTTATCAATCGTGAGGGCCACAAACTTGCAAAAGTATTTATTGGCGGAAAGGTGATAGCATGATGGACATAATCCTTTTAATTTTAGTTTCATGCTTACTTATAATGATTTTCTTTGACGATACGCCACCACCAGGCGCATAAGTTTAGGGCGAAGGCTACTCAGGTTTATTCATACCACCTTCCTTAGAGAGTAGCCCAAGCCCACCAATAAAATATGTTTTCTTTTACCAGCAATTGCTTTCTCAACGAGCTTTCTTTCTTCCTCTAAGGCAACCCGGATTAAACCCTTTTCAGCCAAAGCGCTGACAGCTCTACCAACAGATCTGCGGTTCATACCTATCATCTTGGCGTAATAACTATAAGCATCGTGTGAGCTAAACGTCTGATATCTGAATCTTTCCGTAATCGCCCAAAGTACCAACGTCTCAACCGGGCTAATATCCGTTCTCCCTGCTCGCGCCCTGAACCACGCCCACAGATGCGTTCTTAGTTTCTTCCAATCTCTGAAATCATTAACGAATCTTACATGCACAAACGCTGAATGTTCCTCGTTCTCTGGCACTCCATTAACAATCCACCAATATTGATCTTGCTCTCTCAATGCAATGTTTCTCCCTCGCCTTCGCTTGCGCTCTCGCTCTCGCACACGCTCTCTTCATCTACGACTGCCTCTAGTGTTCCTAGCAGAGTTACTCCCAGGTATTCGGCTTGCGCTTGCGCGCTAGCGAAATCTTTTGCATAGATCTTAGGCCCATCGTATTTAATTCCGTCCCACTCAAACTCAGTAATAAATATTTTCATGCTCTCTCCTTGTGTGAGAAAAATGCGCCAAGCATTTTCTCTCACTATATGTATAGGTAAGGATATATGACGCTCTACGCCACCTCTTAGGTACTGTACGCCACCTCATGGGTACTCTACG